CCCCCAACTCCCGCATCATTCGCAGGACTTGCTCTTGGTAAAGCACCAGCCCAAATGATTCATCCAAATACTCCGCCATGCTGGGGTGAGGGTAAGTCCACGTTTCGCGTCCTTCGTGACGCTCGATGTAGCGTGCTGCGGAGCCGCCGCCAAGTGGGCCTGGGCGCGCAAGGGCTGTGATTTGCTCTAGGTCTGCGAAACTGGTGATGGTGAGTTGATTTGTGACGCTTTGCAGCGCATGGCCTTCCCATTGGAAGATGCCAGAGTATTTTCCATCATTCAAAATCTTCCAAACCAATGGATCATCAAACTTCAACGCGTACATCCTTTCCGGTGTCACAACCCCAGTATCTTCCAAAACCCCGAGCGTACGTAACCCTAGCACATCGATCTTAAGCAGATTCAAAATCTCCGCATCATACTTGTCCAGTTGCATGACGCCATTGTCGTTGATGGTGCAGAAATTTCGTACAGGCTCATTACAAACACAAACCCCAGCAGCATGCATCCCTGTGTGCGAGGCGTGCCCTTCCAGCAGCGCGGCAATTTTCAACGAGGGATGCCGTTCCATCAGCTCTTTGCCCGGTTGCGTATCGTTGAGCGTATCCAGCAGACAGTCATTCGCTCGCGAATCACCCGACAAGCGCGTGAACATGGCGTTCTTGACGGCGTAGGTTTCGTAAGCCGGAATGCCTAGGCGCTTGGACGCTTCAATCAGCGCGCTGCGTGGTTTAAAGGAACTAATGGTGCCGATGCGCGCGACGTATTCCTTGCCGTATTTTTCTGCAAGATACCCATACAACAAATCACGCTTAGCATCCGGGAAATCTAAGTCAATGTCAGGCAAATCCTTACGCGTCACGTCCACAAACCGTTCAAAGATCAACCCATACGGAATTGGGTCAACTTCCGTGATGCCCAACAGATAGCAAACCAAACTCCCCGCAGCAGACCCTCGCGCTGGACCCACCAACATGCGCGCCTTTGCCCAAGCGACCATGTCTGCAACAACAAGAAAGTACGATTCATAATCCTTGTCCTTGATCAGCGCCAGTTCGCGTTTTAGCCGCGCGTCGTACGTCGCGTCCCATGCGGTGATGTCGCGGCTAGCGCGCCCATCCTCGCATAGCGCGCGCAAATCACCGACAGCACGAATCATAGGCGCTTTGCGCAAATGGGTGCCGCTTAATCGCTCTGCTATGCTTTCTGTGGCGCGCTGGGAGACTTTAAATTCATTTACGCCAAACAGTGCAACTGCCTCTTCCTCCGTGAGGAGGTGTTGTGGGGTGGGCTTGAGTTGACGGCCGACCATTTGAAACGCATTTACGTCCGCTGCCGCCGGATAGTAATTGTCGCTAGTGATTACAAATTTTCGCTTAAGCTTCGCAGCCAGGCTCAACGCACGGCGCGTCACTAGCAGCGAAGAAGGATTGACGTCGATGAAGATGTCTGACGCCAACGGCACCACATCCAACGCCCCGCCAGCAAACTTGATCACTCCCTCAGCCTCAGCAAATTGTTCAACGGTTAGCGCGGGTTTGCCGCGTATCTTCTGATGGTGCGCGAGCGTAGTAAGGTTGTAGAATTTGGAAATGTCCTCTGCCAGTACCCATACAATGGGTTTGAAGATGTGATCGGTTTCAAAATCCGGTACGCAAACAAACTCCGCACCAAACATCGAATGAATACCAGAGGCAGCAAGTCCCTTTTCCCATTGTACATGCGACCAGGTCCCACCGCCAATATCCACCGCCGCAGCCGCCGAGCAGCCGATAGCCTTCAAGCGCTCGACCACCTTAGGCACAGGGCCGAATGCCTCTTTGAAACTGTATTCTGTGCGCACCCGCAGTTGCGTTTTCATATCTTGAACAGTTGTTCCTTGATGATGATCTCTACCAGTGCACGTACATCGTCTAGCGCTCGGTGCGTTTGCTTTAGCGGCTTGCCAATGACTTGCTCGTACAGTTCCACCAAACGCGGATTCCTCCCCCACAACGGTGCGTATTGTTGCACAGTGCATAGCTCCCGCTGTGGCCAAGGAAAATCGCTAATGTTGCAACGTGCCAGCCCATATTTGAGAATGCCCTTGTCAAAGGGCAAGTTGTGAGACACCATAACGTTCGCGTCCTTAAACTGCGTTTTGATTCGCGGCAACGCAGCTTCAAACAGTAACGCCTCCGCCAAGTCCGTGTCCGTCAACCCAGTGATCTTGACGATTTCCAGAGGCAACGATATTTCTGGATTAATCAATATTGAATCTTCCATCGTTACCTCGCCGCGCCTGTTCAACAACACCCCTCCATACTCAATGATGCGGGGTTGGTCTTTAAGTTTGGCCAACGGGTGGTATGGAAGACCTGTGGTTTCCAAATCAAAAACCAGCATCATTGAGTAAGCTCCTCCAGCAGGTATGGAAGACCTGTGGTTTCCAAATCAAAAACCAGCATCATTGAGTAAGCTCCTCCAGCATAGCCGCGTACACAACCATATCGTGCGCCGAATCAGCATGGCCGCCATTTGACAGGCTTTCGGCGTAACGTGACATCTTCACAAGCAACATCATGAACAAGGCAAACCGATTACAATCATCCGCCGTATTCAATTCCGGTTGCACAGGGAACAGTGCCTTCAACACTGCGCCTATCTTTTTGTAATTGTCCCCATACACCTTGTTGCGTTTTGAATACGTCATTGAGGCCTCCGCCAAGAGTTCTGTTACACTTTGTTTTGTCTTCATAATATCACAGGCCCATTTTCGTTAATTGAAACGCAAAACGCTGGCAGCCCAAATTCCTTATACATGGCCACCACGTCTTCCCGATCGTCATACGCACAGACAATCTGATTACGCGGCACCTCATACAACATCCCCAGCCATTCAAGAAATGTGCGCTTGAGTTCTGGGCTTGGCCTGTGATCATCATTGTTGCGCATCAGCAAATGCTTCACGGGCACGGAATTGCGCCGCAACCACTCTTGTGTAATGGCGCGGAACTTGACCGTGCGGCCTGTGAAGATGATGGCTTCTTGACCCAGCAGCAAGTGCAGCAAGTGTGTGTTGCATAATTTATCAAATGCGCTTAGCTGATGATAATCGTCAAACAGCCTTTTCTTTTTCACCACCTCATTATCTCGCGGCTCGATAAGATGCCGCCGCCAACGGTCATCTGAAATGCACCCATCAAGGTCAAGTATGATCATACAACCCTCATTCCGGCAGCCATGTCAATTTTCCTTTATAAATAATTTTACATTGCCTTTCCGTTTTTTGCTACAGGCGCAGCCTCATGCCGCATAGACCAGAATCTTGATTTTGCTTCAGCGCGCACATGATCGTTGTACAGAGCAGGGAACCACACAGGGCATTCTTTTTCTCCATAACGCGGAAAGGCGCAGCTGCCGTGCGCCGCGCAGTACACCTCAATGAACTCCGCAGCCCAGGGATGTACCCCAATCACCAGCCCGCGCATTGCGCGGAATACATTTTGATATTCGCCTTGGGTGCGGGTGCAAAGCCTCAACTTTGCCATCTCGTGGAGGGTGCGGAGATTGAACTTTGCGATAATGCTGGTGGTGATGTTGGTGGGGAGCAAGCCGCGTGCGTCTTGCGCCGCAACACCCATATCCATCAGCTGCGCGTACCCATCCATCATTTCCCCCACAGCATGATCCCAGATGCCTTGCGCCGATAATGGAGCCAATAACTTGGTTAGCTCAGCGTTTTGCTCCCGCTGAGTAAGGCTCATCGGCATTACCACTTTGTGCTCCCGCGCATCAATCACCCGTTGTGCCTCTTGTGCGTAGGAACCTGTACGCGTGCGCACCAGTTGATGGGTAAAGGCGCGCGTCACACCGTTAATGCGGAAAGTGTAATCTACGAACTCCCAGCTGCTTTTGATTGTGTCGCGCATGTATGCCAAGTGCTCCTGCTTTTTCTCCTCAGGCCACGTCGCCGGATCATCATCAGCCTTCAACCGCGTGTCCTTGGTGCGAAGAAGTAGATTGAGTGCGTCTGGTGTATTTGATAAAAGTTCTATTTTCATATGTCAATTCTCCTTTCAACTGTTTGCTGCTTTGTAATGGTCATACGATGAGGAACGCGCTAACCGCTTGATCACATCGATATCCCTAACAACATCATCCAACAAAATATTGCGCCACGTAGCAAAACGACCCAAGCTGTACAACTTCCCCTTTACCGTCAACTGGTAGATCAAATCCTTGCGCGCCACGTTGTCGATGTCGGCTATTTTACCGTAGCTTTGACGCATGGTGCTGATGGGTTCGGCATCCTTGATGGAGAAGGCGCGCTCCACTTCCGTTGCCCAATCGCCTTGCGGCTGCTCTCCAGCGTGTTCAATAATCAAGAGGGAGCCTGTAATACTGGCGCGGTACGCGGTATGCGCTAAGGAAGGGAAATAAACCGTTTGGTAAACGTTGCAACGTGGCACGCGGTAACGAATGACGAAGATGGGGGCTTTGTTGAATTGAACCCCGTCAAAGGGTATTTCCAGCGCTGCTAGCGATAGGGGCAGTGGCGCGGTGATGATGGCGCTTCTCTTGTAATCAAACGGATTGTTCCACATGACGCGCGTGCGCACGTTCTCAATCAACTGTTCGTAAAACGTCTCTGGCGCTATCCACCTGCTAGCAGGCTCAATGCTCCATATCGAGCGCTCGCCCTCGATATTGTTGTTTTGGGTCTTGCGGGAATAATTGTTGGCAACACAAATATCAGGCTGAACGAATTGTCCATTTTGCCAAATCCCTTTTCGTACCATCACAGGTTTAAATTCCATCCCTGTTAGTCGCGCCACAGCATCAGAACGGAAACGTAACAATGCGTGGTGCAATTGCTCTGGGCCTGGTGCTCGTTCAACGATGGCGGCTTGTGGCCATGCGTGTGCCGCGAGGAGTCCTGCTAACCCTGCTCCAACAATAATCATGCTGCGCTCCTTTCTGATGGCTTACTTGTTGCGTTCATGGCCTCAACTATCTCCCGTCCAATCTTGTCCACGAGCGAAGTGGCTGCTGGGCCTTGGATGCGCAAATCCCGCTTCACAAACGCCAATCGACTCCGGAAAACTTTTCCGCTCTCTCGGTATTGCCACTCCTTGCGACCATCCTCCGGCGACACCATGTTGTATCCGTGTTCACTCATCTGGTGTAGAAAGTTGCGATTGCTTTTTAGTAATTTGAGCAGCTCATCCGCTGTGTCCATGCCTTGCCCGATTTTAGTCAGCATCATCTGTTTGCCAAAAACAACATCAGGCCATTCCATCTCATTTAGTATCTTCATCAACAGGTCATCTTCTCCGCGCTGCCAACTCCCAACGATAGCGTGCCATGCTGCTGTTTGTCGCGGCTGGGCCTTGGGGTTGAATTTAGAAAGGTCATAGCTCCGGAGATACGCCATCACATGGGCAAAGCCTCCACCCTCATACCATTTCACCAGCTTGCTAAAGTAATCAGGATTGGCCCAGCCCTTTGGCTGTTGGCTGTTGGCGATAAACATTCGCCTGTCGTTGTTAGGGATATAGAGCGCTGACATCTCATTGGTTGTGATATGAACGCGACAAAGATTGCGGATGAAACAAAGATGAGAGTATTTGCGATTGACCGCTATCCAATCTGGAGGTGCAGCGATAAGGGATTTGAGCTTTGCGTACATTTGGCTGGAGACGTGGTCTGCTGATGGCCGTGCTTCATTCACCACCAGCATCAAGCTTTCCACATAAGGATTAAACCCCTCAAATAAAGTCTCTGGCGCTATCTCTCGCGCATTCCACTGGCCAACGGCGTTACGCACAGGCTGAAGCGCCAAATCCTTTCCGATGCCTTGATCACCGACAAGCACAACACATGTATTACATTTCTCACCAGGATTTTGAATCATATGAGCCCAAACGCAAAGCATGTCCTCATATTCCGTTGGGTATAACGTTTCCAAATGCGTCAGCCAAGGCTTTGCCTTTTTCGCAACACCTCCATCGATGGGTGCTGGTTCTCGATAAGTGTTGAGAATGCGCGCACCTGTGCGAGTGATGAGGCCATTTTCCGTCATCGTCGCATCGGCGATAATTTGCGGCTGCCCCGGCCACCATGTGCTAGTCTCCACAATCTGATCGCGCTCGATGCGTCGTATGCTTTCACTAGGACGTATGCGGCGATCTGTTTGCAAGTTTATCTCCCATGCCGCAAGAGGCACCGCAGCATCAATTGCCTCTGCGCCATACACCATCATGTTTTGCCTATCCCAATACATCTCTTGCGTCATGTCGTATAAAAAATCTTCAAGCTTGTAAATGTATCTTGTTGGCAGCGCAGCAATGCGTTCTGCTTCTGCCGCAGCCAGTGCTGCTCTCTCTGCCTCATCCATGCTGCGTTACTCCTGAGCATTGATTGCGTTTAAGATTTCTTCTTGGGTGTCGGCAACCCAATCGGTCAAATTGCGAAGTGTGAGGCTTTGGCAATGGCCGTGATGACATTGGAAAGCGCCATACCACCCATTCTCTACGTTCGGATAGCCTAGTGCTGCTCCGGTGTCGGCGCGGTCTGTGTGATTGTCGCGCCACGGACAGTGTAGCTCGCGCCAACCTCCTATGTTGAAGTCATGCGCCTTGAACATATTATTTTGCTCTAGCCACGTCACCATAGCCCGGAACGCAGCAATACGGTCTGGCGCACGTTGCGCAGCGGCTTTGCGTGCAATATCTGTGCTTTTAGTTTCGATAGTAAGATTGAGCTTGAAGGCGCTCAGCAGCTGTTGCGTTGTGTAGCGAATTTGTGGCCGCCACTCATGCGTCTTCACGCTCCAATCATTCGCCTTGGGCTTGCCATTAATGCCAATGGGAAGGCGCCCAACACGATTCACCCCGGCCATACCGGGATCATTACCAAGCAATTGCTGATGGATGAAGGCGCGAATGACTGCTGCGAAGTGATCGCGATTGGTGGCTGGCGGGTTTAGGAAATACCACGCTTGGTAGTTGTTAAGTGATGTCTCGATAAGCGCTGTTGGTTGAAGCACTTTGATGACATCTGGATTGACCTTGGTGCCGATGTCATCAACCATCAACGCCAAACCGTGCCCAAAGAGATTAGTCTGGCGGCGAAATTCACCACGTGCGTTGGCGCGAAAGGAGGAGATGGCAACATAGATGTTGCGGTTGTTGGGGACAAAAACGCGCTCCC